TGGGAACGAAGGCGCACGACAGTCTCGTGATCCCCCTGTGCCGCCAGCACCATACCGAACTACATGACGATCCGGTGAAATTCGAGCGTAAGCACGGTACTCAGCCGGAAATGATAATCAGAGTGCTGGACCGGGCATTTGCGCTCGGCGTTCTGGCTTAAGGAGCAGTACAGGATGACACCACGTCAACGCCGCATTCATATCGAAGGTCTGGGTAAAGCAGCTGCTGCACCGAGAAAAAGTTACCTCGGGAAGTTCACGCCTCTTAAGAGTGTTCAGTCTGCATGGATCAAATCCTTGCTGACGGTCTGGGGCGAATGCGTCGGCGGTAAAACCCGCGCGCAATACCGTCTGGAGAATTTCAGCCAGTTCTGGTCTGAGGTTAAGCAATCGGAGTGGTCGGACACTCAGCTGTCGCGCATCACTGAGGCGCTGGGTCAGGCGAGGGAAGAGGGGTTCCGTGGCGTTCAGGCAGCGCTGCGTGCCCGGTCCATTCTGTGGCCGGTGACCCTGTCAGCGCTGATCGAAGAGAGCGAGCGCCGCGATGATGCTGACTTTATCGAGCAGATCATGCTGAACACCTTCGACCTGCACGACCCGGTGTATCTGGTTGGCCGGCAGTTCTATACCACCCGCAAGAAGATGTCCGACATCACGCGGGAGTTGCAGCACGTGGCCCCCTGGCTCACTGACGGCGAAGCGCGTAAGCGCGTGCGGTGGTGCCTTGAAATCTTCCAGGCAAAGGTGTTTCTGACCGTGTGCCGGCAGATGAAAACGGAGCAAAACTGAGAGGCCTCTTAAAAAATATTTCAATTTATGTTGAAAACGGGCCAGAAAGATGAATAATTCATTCATGCTTGGCAGAGCTGCGCCACGATGGCAGCGTCGAAAAGCTCTTATCAAACAAATTACGAAACCTCGCTCCGGCGGGGTTTTTTTATTATTAATAAATAGCAAATGATATGTATCTTTAAAGATGCAAGCCACGTACAGTGCGCGGGTGGTGAATCCCCCTCAGCGGTGGGGCGGCTAGGCAAAACGAGTCGGGTTTGAAGAACGCGGTTCTGTGGTCTAGCGCAGGGTCACCGGGAGGCACCCGGCACCACAACCTCAGTATCATCTATATCTAAGGCTGCCGATTGGCGGCCTTTTTGTTTTACATGATTCTGGACTGCTTAACACCGCTGGCCTTTTTCTTTTTCATACTGAGTAAATAAAGTTAGCTTTGTTGAAGAAAGGCGATTAGGCTGCGCCTGTGGTGAATCCCCCTATGCGGTGGGGCGACTAGACTTGGAGGTGAATGACGCGATTCTGTGATCTAGCATAGAGTCACCGGGAGGCACCCGGCACTACAGTCCAATTACCACAGATTTCTAAGGCTGCCGATTGGCGGCCTTTTTGTTTTATATGACTTTAGCCAGCACAGCACCGCTGGTCTTTTTGGTTATACTGAATAAATACACAGATAAAAATAGCTTTATGGCAGGAAGAGGACTAGGCTGTGCCTGTGATGAATCCCCCTATGCGGCGGGGCGACTAGACATGGCAAGTGAGTAGCGCGATTCTGCGGTCTGGCGCAGCGTCACCGGGAGGCACCCGGCATCACACTCAATAATGAGCTTCTTTGCACGGTTCTGATATAGGCTTTGCCGCCCACATCCCGCATGGATTCCGGTTAACATATCAGATACTGTCGTCTTGATAAGTTCTGTCAGAGCTTGAAGAGGGCGATCATTATGGAACCAGGTTTTTACTGGATACAGTACGGCGGCAGGGTTCAGATTGCTTATTACACTGACGTCGAAATTGAAGACCCTGAAATAGGCAGAATCATTACAGGTATCTGGCATCTCACACAGGGCGATGATATTTGTGATGACGGAGAGGCTGAAATTTTAGCAGGACCGTTAAGGCCACCACATATTTGAAATAAACACCGGTGCGCTTCAATATATGGTATAGACTTTTAAGCGGTGAATCCCCCTGTGCGGTGGGGCAATCCAGTTGAAATATATGTAAGTGTGCTTGCGGCTCGTATAACTGGTAACGAGTCACCGGGAGGCACCCGGCACCTGTCTTAGTATCAATACCTGGGTTTAATATTGCCTGCTTGCAAAAGCAGGCTTTTTTATATGCGCTTCGTTAGTAGTGCTATTATTTAATCGTGAACCAAGCCATAGCCATTAACCTTATATCCTGACCGGTCAGTAACGCTGCTCGACACAGCTGCAATACGGATGGTGGCTAGGCAACATGCCTACCTACTTAGATTTAAACTCAGTTGGGCCCGCTGAAAACGCGGGCCTTTTTTATCTTAGTCTCCCGGAACCGAGCATTCACTTTGTCGGTAATTCATTCGGAGAGCCTGATCCCTTACCAAATAGCCCCCGCATCCCAGCGAGGTGAGAGAAATGTCCCGTATGAGCAAACTTGTCACCGGAGTCGCCCTTGGCACCTCAGGAGGAACCATCCTGAACGGCGTCCTCACAAAACTGAGCCCTGACGAATGGAGCGCCATCGGCGTACTGGCTGGCATTGCCGGGATAATCATTACCGGGCTCATTAACTGGTACTTCAAACGTAAGGTTGCAAATGCGCAGGTAAAGGCGCTGGAGAAGTACGGACCTGCTGTCAAAGTCGGAGATGATTAGATGCCAATGACCAGTAGCCTGCGTAACAAACTCATCGCCGCTGCTGGTGGCGGTGTAATGCTTATCGCCTCGCTGTTTCTCGGTGGGCAGGATGGCGTAGAAGGGCGTAAGTACGAAGCGTATAAAGACGTCGTCGGGGTGTGGACTGTCTGCGATGGCCATACTGGACGGGATATCGTGAGAGGGAAGAAATATACCGATTGCGAATGTGACAGCCTGCTATGGAAAGACCTCCAGCCAGCCAAGCGTACGGTAGACAATCTGGTTAAGGTGCCGCTGGGCGAGTATCAGCGCGCCGCGCTCTACAGCTTCGTCTTTAACGTTGGCTCTGACGCGTTCTCGAAGTCAACGCTGCTGCGCAAGCTGAACAAAGGTGATCACGACGGAGCGTGCGAAGAAATGCGTCGCTGGGTTTACGCTGGTGGTATGAAGTGGAAAGGTCTTCAGAACCGACGAGAGATGGAGCGATCCATGTGCCTGGCGGAGAGCAGCAATGACCTTTGACTGGAAGCCTTTGCTTTTACTGGTTGTTATAATGGTATTCGGTGGGCTTGCGTTCTGGTTCTTCGGCAAAGCTGAAGATGAGCGTCAGCGCGCCGACACTGCCGAACACAACCTGAAGCTTGCGAAAGACACAATAAGTGATCTGCAGAAGCGCCAGCGCGACGTTGCAGCTCTTGATGCGAAATACACGAAGGAACTGGCAGATGCCCGGGAAAATATTGATCAGCTTCAACGCGATGTTGCTACTGGTAAGCGCCGGTTGCAACTCTACGCAACCTGTCCCGCGGACGGAGCGTCCTCAACCAGCAGCCTGGGCGATGCTTCCGGCCCCCGACTTACAGGCTCCGCTGAGCGGAATTATTTCACCCTCAGGGAGCGAATAGCCACTGTAACAAAGCAGGTAGATTACCTGCAGGAATTTATTATTACACAGTGCCTGAAGTAGCTGCTTGAAACTATATCCCATATGAAGTTCACAAAAGAAAACCCTTATAAGCAGTAAATCCGGTCTGCTTATAAGGGCATGCAAATGCATATCGTTACTTTATTACCATAATTATTTCGCTGGAATATCTTTATAGGAATAGTCCTGGAAGAGAAGGTGCTTCATACCCCGACAGGTAAGTGGTAACATTAATCAATGCAAACGGATTAAAGTTCGTTTAAAAAAGAAAGGCTAAAATGTTAGCCGGTTACGCTAGTTAGGCGGGATACGACGCTAAAAACAAAAAAAAAACCCCGGTGTGGGGCAACTTTGAGTCAAACTATTTTTCTTCTTATGTGCTTCTTGCTTTCATAGCGCGGGGACAATAACACTTTCGTTAGAAATTGCAATTTATTTGCAACTTTTATCTATTCCGCTGACTTATGCCTTACTAGAAAGTATCCCCAGTAGCGGATAATAGGATCGATATGTCAGCCTAAGGTCAAACGAACAAAACACTCAAAGCGCTAGTTCGCAGCAGCTGTATGGCGGCAAACACAGAGCAATGGCCTTCTAACGGTTCTCTCATTAGAGAGCCAGCTTAGCCTCTGGTAAAGGTTGATGAGAAAAGCATTACTGAGAGCGCCAATTCCGAGCTGGCTGTGCATGACCACAGAGCGAAGAATCCGCTAGGCGAGCGCGGCGAATGCATGAGTATGGTTGCCATTACAGAGCACACCTGATGATGAAAAACGATAAAGATTTTACGTGGGATTATGGTGTGAAACCAGTTGATTTCGCTGCTTTAGTAGGTTTATTGCGTTAATGTATGCTATAAGTCAACACATTCGACACCTTTTCTTTTTAAAGGATGCTTAACTTTTTTTTATGTATAGACTCAACTCACCACTCCTGAAATGGTTATGAGAAAGGTGTATTGCTTATTTATGAATCGTATTTCGCCTAGCGGCCCCGGAGTAATACGGGCTGGAATATAAGCAGTGCTAATTGAGATCATGTAGCAGCATGGTTTTTTTAAAAGTATCAGCGTTTCTTTGAAGACAAAATGACAATTGCCTGAAAACAGACGCATATGGATTGAGGCAAATCGATGAAAAAAGTTTTGGTTTTCTTCAACTCGCAACAGGTAGAAGTCATAAATGTGCTTAAACCAGTAACATCTATTATACGGAATTACCCAAATGGTGATGAAGTATCGTTAAAAGTAATGCTTACTGAAATACATTCATTAACAGGCGATCACATCGATATTTTTGTTGCTTCTGATCGGGAGCTGAACAAAGAAGAAGTAATAAGTGCAGTGAATAAATACCTTTGAACTGTACGTAAGCGGCATCAATGGTCATTTTCAGTTTATCGATAAGTGAGATGATTTTAGAATTCACAATTTAAAGATTATGGTGGATCCCCCTCAGCGGCGGGGCTAAGTAACCTGATGGCTCTTCTTCACTGGCGCTCATCGTGAAAGACTGAAGCAGCGAGTCACGGGTGGTTGACCCAAAGGCTCACCGGGAGGCACCCGGCACCATATGCCCAAAGCCCTTGTAGAAATACAGGGGCTTTTTATCGTCATCAACGTGAGCAGAACTAACTTAGTGGGGGGCTATGTCAAAGAATTTGAAAGCAAATTCTCTACGTATTCAGCGTATGCAATATTGATAGTCTATAATTTATATCCAGTTATGGGTAAGGACTGTTAATCAGAAATTGTCACCTTGCTTGAAAATGGAAACAGTAAATGAATCAGAAGAGGTAAAAATGAAAATTGAAGCGCTGACGCAAAAGGCAGAAGAAGACATTGCCGCTCTGATAGCCAAGAAAATTTCAGAACTACAAAAAAAAACTGGAAAAGAAATTACTGAAATTCAATTTGTTGCTCGCGAAACGATGACAGGCCTGGAAGGCTATGACGTAAAAATTAAACTTCTATAACCTCACCTTCTAAAGACAAGGTCGCAATAGCGGCCTTTTTTATTGTGCATCGTACGCGCATCAATGCAATTGATATTTATTATCGTTTGCGGGTCCTTTCCGGCATATCGGCTTGGTACGGGGCGGCGACCTCGCAGATTCTCGCTATTTATGAAAATTTTCGGGTATTTGCCGTTTCCGTTCTTCTTCTGGCTATGTTGCTGTTTTTGCTGAAAACACCCCTTTAAAAGAAAGGAAATGGTAAGTCCATGAAATGGTGATTTGGCGTTTGTCATTTCCTTTCTCTGTTTTATGCCAGGAGTGATCAATGGAGGTTAGCAAAAAACTCTTATCCGAGATTTTCGGCGTCAGCGTACGCACGATTCAGAACTGGCAGGATCAGGGGATGCCGGTAGCGCGTGGAGGCGGGAAAGGGAACGAAGTTATGTATGATTCCGCCGCTGTTATCGAATGGTATTCCGCGCGGGATGCTGCCATTGAAAATGAAAAATTACGGAAAGAGGTTGAGGATCTGCGCATTGCCTCCGAGTCCGATCTTCAACCTGGCACCATTGAATATGGGAGACACCGTCTTACCCGAGCACAGGCTGACGCTCAGGAACTTAAAAATGCCAAAGAGTCCGCTGAGGTGGTGGAGACCGCATTCTGCACGTTCGTGCTGTCGCGGATAGCCGGAGAAATTGCCAGTATTCTCGATGGAGTGCCTCTGTCGGTTCAGCGGCGCTTCCCGGAACTGGAAAACCGACATATTGATTTCCTCAAGAAGGACGTCATTAAGGCCATGAACAAAGCAGCTGCGCTGGATGAAATGATACCGGGGTTGCTGAGTGAATATATCGAACAGTCAGGCTAA